GTACACTAGAGGTAGCGGTGGCTTATTGCAGTAGGTCATCGCTATTTTAATCTTAATTTGATCAATTCTTCATTGTATCCAAGTGCATGTGCGATCTGATCTGTAGTAAATTCCTGGTACTCTAAGAACGTTTCATCGGGTACCAGAAGTTCCATAGCGAACAGATCGGCTTCCTTTTCGTATTTCGTTGTATTAAATCCTGTGTAGGTGTCCATAAACAAAGCGTTTGCTTTTTTATGTAACAACATATGCCCTAGTTCATGAGCGCACACATGAAGTTGTTCATGTTCTGGAAGAGAATCATCAATGTAAATGATATTATTTCTCTGGAAGTATTGATAGAACCCTCTGACACCTTGGAGTGGTACAGGCACAAGGATAACATTCATTCCCTTGATAATTTCAAAGGGGTTTCTTGTTCTATGTTTTTTGACAAGCGAATTTACAATCTTCTTTATGTCCATTCACATCAGTCCTTTTTATATTTATTTGGTGTATATTTTTCCTTGTTCTTTTTCTTTGCCATTTCCATACCAATTTCCATTGCACTTAGAATAGATTCGATTGCTTCTGGAGAAGCAGGATCGCCATCAAACATTAATCCTTCTTGGGATGTTAGTTTATCTTTGGTCTGCTGTAGGATTTCTTCTATTTGTTTTGAGTCTCGTTTGTTCAGTTCTGGTTGATTTGATAAAGCATCATTTTTCTCCGCTTCCATAGCTTTGGCTATCAAGAAGGGATCACCGTCGAAATGTTCAGCGACATCGAGACGCGAAGAATTTATAACATCATCTTCCCAAGTGTCTCCCATAAGTTCTGAAGGTTCAACATTTAATGCGTCCGCAAAGGCTTCTATTTTTGATAAAGGCAAATCTACTTCACCTTTTTCAATTTTTGCAATGGATGATCGACTCGTGTAACCAGTCAACTTAGCAAGCGTATCTTGAGACATTTTTTGTTCGATTCTAAATTTTCGAATATTCCTATATAGATCAATCATTTAGTCACCGCCTTTCTGATATTAATATACCATGAGTGTGAAAGAATTTCAACAAAATTATGAAAAAGTGTTGACGGATATTCACACTAATGTTATATTATGAGTGTGATTAAAATTCAACAAAGAAAGGAGAAAAAGAAAATGGTCGATATGAAAGCCTTGACTGATAAGATTAATGACTCTGGAATGAGCTTTAAAGCAGTGGCTGAAAAATCTGGAATGCTCAGAGAGACATTGTATAACAGATTAAAGGGATTAGGTGAATTCAAGGCCTCCGAGATTTCGTCATTACAAGCAACATTACATCTAACTACAAAAGAAAGAGACGAAATTTTTTTTAAAAAGAATAGTGAATTAAATTCAACAAAAAAATCAAACTAAATAGGAGGGAAAAGAAAAATGGAATTAGAATCGTTTAAATCAGAAGAATTTGGTTCTGTAAGAACAGCTACAATAAACGGCGATGTAATGTTTGTTGGTAAGGATGTAGCAGAAATTCTTGGCTACGCTGACCCGAATAAAGCAATTGCAACGCATGTTGATGGAGAAGATAAACTCAACGACAAAACGGCGTCAAGTTTAGGACAACGTGGTGGTTGGTTCATTAATGAATCAGGTCTTTACAGCTTAATCCTTTCAAGTAAGATGCCGAATGCGAAGAGATTCAAGCACTGGGTAACAGCGGAAGTATTACCACAGATCAGGAAACATGGGATGTATGCAGTTGATGAACTGATTGATAATCCAGAAATGGCAATCAAAGCCTTTACAGCTCTTAAAGAAGAGAGGGAAAAGAACAGATTGTTGCAGGAGAAAAACGAACGTATGAAGCCACAAGCAATTTTAGGACATGCGATTACAGCTGCAAATACATCGATTCTGGTCGGAGCATTAGCTAAGATTCTAAAACAGAATGGGATTGAGACTGGACAGAAACGTTTGTTTGAATGGCTACGTAACAATGGCTACTTGATCAAACAAAAAGGTAACGACTGGAATATGCCAACGCTGAAGAGTATGGAGCTAGGTCTGTTTGAGATTAAAGAATCCGTTCATATTGACGGAAATGGGTGCAACAGGATCACACGTACTCCGAAAGTTACTGGAAAAGGTCAAGAGTACTTTATCAACAAGTTCTTAGCGGCTGAATAGGTCGGAGGTGAGAAAGAAATGATTTTCATTTCAGAAAGAATTGTAAATATTTCTGAACTTGAAGCACATATAAAAAATGCTGAGTTGTATTTCAATATTATGCAAGAAGAATTAGACAAAGCTACACCATCAGAAGAAATTATAGATAGTGCAGCTAATGTTATAAAAAAATCTCTAAAAAAAGCATCTGATTTTGAATTTTGCCTTGAACAGAGAAAATGTAAAATTACAACTTCTTGCGAGAATCCCAGATTTGAGGGAAATCATGAAGATGAGGACAGTGAGGATTAAAGCATTTTAAATACTTATATTCTTCGCATTGATCGTCTTTATGCAGTCTGGAATTTTCAACAATTGGACAGGTTGCATATGAAAATTTAACTTCATATGTATTTTCAGGATTATCTGTAAAATGATATTTCGCACTTAAAACAATATTTTGATTATATTGAGGACATTTCACTGATTTTCCTAGAATCGTATAGTATGAAGACATTTAGATAAAACTCCTTTCTAAAAACTCGGACATGCCAGTGCCCTGTGAATTAAGTATAGGAGATATATGAAAGAAAGACAACAGAATAATAGCAGATGGCTTAATCCTCTGTCCGATGCACAGAATCCTTAAATCCTCCCTAAATTGGTTAAGTATTAAAAATAACACTCAATCGGACGGAGACTTAAGCCATCTGAAGAAAGGCAGGTGATAAAGGTGTTCAAGGACAGGCTTAAAAAAGTAATGGTAGATCAAAACATCAATCAAGTAGAGTTGTCTAGAATCTGCAGTGTAAGTAGATCGACCGTCAGTAAGTGGATGTCTGGAGATTCGGAACCGACAAAAGCAAGACGAAATGAGATTGCAGAAGCATTTGATCTTCCAGAGAATTACTTCGAAGAGATAGTAATTCCTAAAAAGAAAATAGAGACGTTAACCCCGAAAGAAGTTGCGTATTTGATGGGAATGGGTGTTCCAACAATCGAAAAAGGACTGATTCAAGGGATTTTTCCATGGGGATATGCAATCCGGACAAGTGAAAATAAGCATAGATATTTCATAAATGCAAAAAAGTTTTTTGCAACTGAAATGATAAGTGTTTGAGAAAGGAGCATAAAGATGCATACAGAAACAAAAGCCATGATCTGCACCGCAGCAGTGCTGATCGCAATGGGAATATTTAAGGAACTAGCAGCGTTGTGTTTGATCACAGCGATGATCTATGAGGAAGGAGTGAAGAAATTTGATAGATAAGAAAGAAAAAAGTGCCCACGGAGCGGCAACTCCAATGAGCACAGATATCAATAGTTTATCACCAGAAAAGTATAACACAGATCGGAAGAAAAGTGAAATCAGAAAATTAGCAGTTGAGATCTTTGATCTGTCTTTGCGACTGCAAGAAATGACAGATGGAACTATAGATTGGCGAAAACCAGGTGTTCCATGTGTACAAGCTGAATATCACGGAGCTACCGCAGTGCTAACCGTTAGGATCTGGGAAAATGGCTTTAGTGCAGAACAGCGACCAGATTACAGTACAATGCTGTTTCTCAACAATCCGAACTGTATGATCGAAGCATGGTATCTGAAAGAAAAATTGATGGGACTATTAGAAGAAAGAAGAGGAAACGACAATGAAGAGTGAAACAATGAAGAAAGTAACAGAAGGAATCGTAAGAGGTCATGTTTTAGATACAGCAGGATGCACAGACAAGGCAGCTGATGAACTAGAAAAAGTGTTGGAAACCATTTTGTTCGAAATTAGTGATTGCGTAAATCCGGTTCCAGAAATTGCAAGTGATCTTACAGTGGGCGTTCTCAGATTTATTGCAGACACTTTAGAAAAGAATCTGAATGATAAAGAAAAAGAAACTGCAGAACTTGTAAGAGACACTTTACGAGTGAAATATAAGACGTTAGTAGTGAGAGCAAAAGCTTAAGAAGGAAGACGGACTATGCAAACAATCGAAATCAGCAAAGGAATCAAACGGATCCAGTTCAAGAGAGAAGTAGAAAGGGTATAAACAATGAAAGAAGATAGATTGCTGATCAGTCGTGAAGTATACGATGAATTAGCCATGTCTTATGAAAGGGTTGAAACTCTTGTCCGGTTGCATAAAGCTGGACAGGATCTTGATACAAACCTGATCTTTCAGATCTTAGGGATCGGGTATCTATTAAACAAAGAAAAATTAGGAGGACATAACAATGGAGATCACAGTAAACGTAACAGGGCTTGACAATCTGGCAAATGCCATCTTTGCACTGGCAAAGGCCGCAGGAAACTGCAAAGAGGAAACACAGGTAGATGCAACAAAGGTAACACCCGTAGTGCAGCAGGCAGTCGCACCAACGGAAACAGCCGCACCTACAACTACAACTGTACCGAGCACACCGCCAGTACAGAATGTGCAACCCGTACCAACAACACAGACTGCACAAGCGGCACCCGTGGCACAAAATACAGCACCCGCAGCTAGTCCGGTGCCGACTGCCACAGCAACCCCTACATATACAATGGAACAGTTAGCAGTCGCAGCGACAGGCCTGATCGATGCCGGAAAGATGCAGGATGTCCAGAATACGCTAGCGTATTTAGGCGCACAGACTCTGATGGATCTGCCACAGGAGAAATATGGGGAGTTTGCATCTGCGATCAAAGCGATCGGGGCGGTGATCTAAGATGGCGAAGAAAAGAAAACATGCTTTGTTATCAGCAAGCGGGGCGGTGCAGTGGATCCACTGTACTCCTTCCGCAAAACTTTGTGATGAGCTTCCAGATACAGAGAGCTCTTATACCAAAGAAGGGACTCTGGCACATGAGATCTGTGAGTTAAAACTGACAGCAGATTCTTTAAAGACCGGAACCTACACAAGAAGAATGAACAAGATCAAAAAGAATGAAATGTATCAGGAAGAGATGCAGGGATTCACAGATCAGTATGTTGACTATGTGGAGACACTTAGCAACAGTCTTCCAGAAAAGCCATATATGGCAGTGGAAAAAAGAGTTGAGTTTGATGAGTACGTGCCAGATGGATTCGGTACTGCAGACTGCATCCTGATCTGCGGTACGGTCATGCATGTCATCGATTTTAAATACGGAAAAGGTGTCCCAGTAAATGCAGGTGGGAACCCACAGATGGGATTATATGCACTAGGAGCATTAAAAGCTTACGGATTTTTGTATCCGATCGAGGACATTTTTTTTCATATCGTACAGCCAAGGCTCAATAACTTTTCCACATGGAAGACGAATAAAAGAGAGCTGACAACATGGGGCAATGTCGTAGTCAAACCGAAAGCTGAATTAGCTTACAAAGGAGAAGGAGAGTTTCGTTCCGGGGAACACTGCAGATTCTGCAAAGTCTTAAACTGCAGACAGAGAGCTTATGACAATCTGGAACTTCTGGAAACCTATGAAACAAAACTTCCACCGGAGCTTTCAGACGAAGAGGTGGGAGAAGCCCTTGCAAAAGCAGAACAGTTGGTTGCCTGGCATAAAAAATTAAAGTCCTATGCACAGACAAAACTGATTGATGGCGGAGAGATCCCTGGATGGAAGATCGTTGAAGGCAGAAGCAATCGTATGATCACAGATTACGAGAAGATGGCGGATGTTCTGGAACAGAATGGATATCCAAAAGAAACTCTGTATGAAAGGGCACAGCTTACCCTGACAGATCTTGAAAAGATGGTCGGAAAGAAAGACTTCCAGACGATCTGCGGGGAGTTCATTCAAAAGCCAAATGGAAAGCCAACACTGGCGTCGGAATCCGATAAACGGCCGGTCTATAACCCGAAAACAACAGCAGCAGAAGATTTTAAATAAAAGGAGTAAAAAACTATGAGTAATACAAAAGTAACAACAGGTGAAGTAAGATTTTCATTTCCACACGTATTTCAGCCACATGCGAACAATCCAGGACAGGAAGAAAAATATTCTGTGACGATCCTGATCCCTAAGACAGACACAGCAACGATCAATGCGATCCAAGTAGCAATGCAGGCTGCAGCACAGGAAGGTGTCTCTACAAAATTCAATGGTCAGATGCCGGCAATGCTGAAGAACCCGATGCATGATGGAGATGGAACAAGACCAAACGGAGAGCCATTCGGAGAAGAGTGTAAAGGACATATGGTTATGACAGCATCCAGTAAACAGAGACCGGAAGTTGTCGATGCAAACTGTCAGGCAATCTTAAATCCTGCAGAAGTATATGCCGGATGCTACGGAAGAGTTTCTTTAAACTTCTTCCCATATAACACAAACGGAAATAGAGGTGTTGGATGCGGACTGAACAATGTCCAGAAGACAAGAGAAGGTGACCCATTAACAGGAAGAACAACCGCAGCGGAAGACTTTGGACCAATGCCACAGGCAAATGTCCAGGCCGCAGCAGTTCCGCAGATGAGCACACAGGCTGCAGCCACACAGCAGAGCGTGAATCCTGTCACTGGAATTAATCCGATCACGGGGGCTCCGATCAATGGCAGCGGAGTTATGGGATTATGATCCCGCAGAAAAACATCCTGCATATCGATATCGAGACTTATAGTAGTGTAGACATTGCAAAGTCCGGGCTGTACAAGTATGTACAGTCTCCGGACTTTCAGATTCTACTGTTTGCTTACGCTTACGATGATGGACCTGTTGAGATCATAGATCTTGCACAGGGGGAGAAACTTCCGGAAAAAGTGATTAATGATCTGAAAGCACCGGCAACGATCAAGATGGCTCATAACGCAAACTTTGAGATCAATGCATTAAGTCAGTTCTATGAGATCTGGCCGGATCAGTGGCAGTGTACGATGATCCATTCTCTTTACTGTGGGTATCCGGCATCCCTTGCAGGAGTTGGGAAAGCAATGGGATTTCCACAGGAGAAGCAAAAGATGGCAGTTGGAAAAGCACTGATCCGTTATTTTTGTGTACCATGCAAGCCTACAAAGAGAAACGGCGGACGCACAAGAAACTTTCCTGAACATGATATAGAGAAATGGAACCTGTTTAAAGAATACTGCAAACAAGATGTGGAAGTGGAACGTGCGATCGAGGATCATCTAAAGGATTATCCGGTTCCAACGCAGGAATGGACCAACTGGCATTATGATCAGACTATTAATCAACAGGGGACTCAGCTGGACCTTGCACTGATCAATGGGGCATTGGAATTAAGCGATCAGGCAGCATTAAAGCTTGGAGATGATATCCGTCGTGTTTCTGGAATCGATAATCCGAACAGTGTTGCCCAGTTAAAACAGTGGTTATCTGATCAGCTTGGGAAAGATATTGATAAGTTAGGGAAAGAAGCAGTGAACGAACTGTTAGAAGCTTCACAGGTAAAAGCAAACCCTGCAGTTTATTATGTTCTGAAGAAACGTAAAGAGATGGCCAAGAGTTCCGTGAAAAAATATACAGCTATGGAAAACGCGGTCTGCAAGGACGGAAGAGTCCGTGGATTATTACAGTTTTATGGTGCAAACAGAACAGGAAGATGGGCAGGACGTCTGGTACAGGTCCAGAACCTTCCAAGAAACTATATTCCGGAGTTGTCACTGGCAAGGAATCTGGTAAAACAGGAAAATGCAGCGATGCTGGAACTGACTTATGGCAGTCTGCCAGATACGATCTCACAGCTGATCCGGACAGCATTTGTTCCAAGAGAGGGATGTGAGTTTGTCGTTGCAGACTTTTCAGCGATCGAAGCGAGAGTGATCAGCTGGTTAGCTGGAGAGGATTGGAGACTGGAAGTCTTCCGTACCCACGGCAAGATTTACGAGGCTTCGGCATCCAGCATGTTTAACGTACCGATCGAGAAGATCAAAAAAGGAAATCCGGAATATGCACTCAGGGCAAAAGGAAAGGTCGCAGAATTAGCCCTCGGGTACCAAGGTGGTACCGGAGCATTGATCCAGATGGGAGCATTAAGGATGGGACTTACGGAAGAAGAACTTCCGGATATCGTACACCGATGGAGGACAGCGAACAAACGGATTCAGGATTTCTGGTATACCGTAGAGAATTGTGCGATCGAGACGGTAACACTCGGAACAACAAACCAGATCCAGCACGGGATCACGTTTATGAGAGATGCAGATTATTTTATGATCAAACTTCCTTCCGGACGATGCTTATTTTATCCAGACCCGCAAATCGGAGAGAATGCATGGGGAAATAAGAGTATCACATACATGGGCATCGATGGAACGAAAAAATGGCAGAGACTTGAAACGTACGGTGGGAAACTAGTCGAGAATATTGTACAGGCAGTGGCAAGAGATCTGCTGGCGAATGCGATCCGAAATATGTTATTCGGTGGTTATCTCATCAACTTTCATATCCACGATGAGATCATAGCAGAAGTGCCAAAAGGTTCTGATCTGACACTGGAGAAAGCCATCGATCTGATGTGCAGGGCTCCGGAGTGGGCAGAAGGGCTGCCGTTAAACGCAGATGGATTTACAGGAGATTTCTATAAGAAAGAGTAGGAGGAACGGCATGTTTCAGAATGACTTAAAAATTAAAATATCAACGGGAAGCAGCCGAAGATCAAAGACCTGGCTGAAACAGGAGATGTACTGGTCTGATTTTGTAGAGAAGCTTGAACATCCGATCAGGACAGAAGAAACTCTGGCAGAGTATATGGGTTACCGCAAAGCAAAGCAGGATGAGATCAAGGATGTCGGCGGTTTTGTCGGTGGCGAACTTTCCGGAGAACAGAGAAGAAATGAAAATGCCGGTTATCGCTATCTGATCACACTTGATGCCGACCATATAAAACCGGGTGGAACTGATGAGGTGATCGGCATCTTAGAAAACCTTGGTTGTTCTTATGTGGTCTACAGTACCAGGAAGCATGAAGAAGCAGCACCGCGACTTCGAATCATTCTGCCACTGAATCAGCCAGCTTCTCCAGATGAATATGAGCCGATCGCGAGACGTGCTGCAGAATATATCGGAATGGGTATCTTTGACCCGACAACTTTCGAAACAGTCCGGCTGATGTACTGGCCAAGCTGCAGTAAGGACAGTCAGTATCGATTCTGCTATGCAGACAAGCCGTTTTTAAGTAAAGATGGAATGCTTGCAACATATGACAACTGGAGAGATATCACACAGTGGCCGGAAGTGCCAGGAGCGGTAAAGCTTCGTGATCGCAGTATCAAAAAACAGGGGAATCCATTAGAAAAGAAAGGAATCGTCGGTGCATTCTGTAAGACCTATACAGTAGAGCAGGCAATGGATGCGTTCTTAGGTGGTATCTATGAGCCATGTGATATGCATCCGGGGCGTTATACCTATACAGAAGGTTCGACAGTTGGCGGAGCTGTGTTATATGAGGATGGATTATTCTTATACAGCCATCATGCTACAGATCCTGCAGGTGGAAGATTATGCAATGCATTTGATCTGGTCCGGATCCATAAGTTTTATGAACTTGATTATGGATCAAAGGAAGGAACGCCGATCACAAGACTCCCATCCTTTTCTGCAATGTGTGAGTTTGCGATGGAACAGCCAAATGTTGCGAAAGTTATCACTGCAGAACGATATGAACGTGCACAGTCCGAATTTTCACAGGATATATCAAAGGAAGATCTTGACTGGATGGAAAAGTTAAGCTGCAGTTCACAGACAGGAATGCCGAATAAGACGATCGATAACGTGCTGATCATTCTGGAGAACGATCCAAACTTAAAAGATCGATTATATCATGATGAATTTGCGAACAGAGCAACTGTCTGCAGACCGATGCCGTGGGAATTTCATCCGGAGTTCCCTTATAAGGATCGTGCATGGACCGATGAGGATGATGCCGGATTAAGGCATTACATGGAAAAGACTTACGGGATCACAGGAGAAAAGAAGATATTAGACGGCATGGCAATCTATGCAAACCGACATAAAAGACATAAGATCCGCGAGTACCTTACAAGCCTTAACTGGGATGGGGTCAGACGATTAGATACGCTATTGATCGATTATTTCGGAGCAGAAGATTCTGAATATGTACGTGCGGCAACAAGAAAGACTTTGTGCGCTGCGGTTGCCAGAGCCATGCATCCAGGATGTAAGTTTGATTATATGCTGATCCTGTCGGGCGCGCAGGGCGTTGGAAAGAGTACGTTCTTTTCAATGTTGGGCAAAGACTGGTATTCCGATTCAATGAGTACCTTTGAAGGGAAAGATGCAGCGGAGATGGTGCAGGGCTACTGGATCATTGAAGCTGGAGAGTTAACTGGATTTAACAGATCAGAGATGAATGCAGTCAAACAGTTCTTAAGTAAGAAAGAGGATGTTTATCGTATGCCGTATGGACGAAGGACCGCAAATTTCCCACGAAACTGTATCATCGTAGGAACTACGAACGATAAAGAGTTCTTAAAGGATAGAACAGGAAATCGTAGATTCTGGCCAGTTGGACTCGGAAAACAGAAACCAAAGAAGAACATCTTTCAGGAACTGCCGGCAGAAGTTGATCAGGTATGGGCAGAAGCGGCTGCAAGATGGATGTTAGGAGAGCCGCTGTATATGTCTGGAGATGTCGCCAAAGTGGCACAGGAGAAGCAGGAGACTTACAGAGAAGCATCTCCAAAAGAAGGTGTGATCAGAGAGTTCCTAGAGAAGAAGATTCCAACAGATTGGAAGGAAAAGAGTCAGGCACAGAGAAGGTCATTTTTCAACAGTGAATTTCAGGTAAAAGATGAGAACAACTTAGTAAATAGAGAAAGGATTTGTGCGGCAGAGATATGGTGTGAGTGCTTCGGAGGAGATTTAAAGCAAATGAAACGACATGACATCATAGAGATTAACAGCATTCTTAATTGTATTAGTGGATGGGATCGAGTATCATCTGCGAGATTCGGTCCTTATGGCACACAAAGGGGCTACATCCGTGTAAACAAAGAAGAATAAGCATAAAAAATGTAAACATACAATATCTGGAAATGTAAACAAAGTAAACATACTGTAAACAAACGATTGTTTACAATGAAAACCGCGTAAATACTCGATTTGAATAGAATGTAAACATTGTAAACATTAAATTCTTTAAAAATAAAATATAAAGGGTAATAGTATAACGTACCCCATGTGCACACATACACGCGTATATATATAGGGGATTTCGATTACATGTTTACGGCAAAGGAGAATGATATGAGAGAAAGCAGTATAGAATCCAAGTTCAGGGATAAAGTAAAAGAGGTCGGTGGTATGGCGTATAAGTTTGTATCCCCGGGCAATGCTGGAGTACCAGACAGGGTTGTAATCCTTCAAGGCGGAAAATCTGGATTCGTAGAATTGAAGCGGCCAGGAGAAAAAACAACACCGCTTCAGAAAGTTCAGATCCGTAAGATCTTGGCGACAGGATGTTATGCAACTGTTCTTGATAATAAAAAAGACATTGACCGAGTGATCTGGGAGATCGAAGCATGGAATCCCGGCAAGGCCCTGGACAAGATCACAGAGTTAGAACAGAGAGGCATGATATGAAATTCGTACCACACAATTATCAGCGATACTGCATTAACCGCATGATCACGGATACGGTCTTAGGATTGTTTCTTGACATGGGTCTTGGAAAGACAGTGATCACACTGACAGCAGTCAATGATTTGAGATTCAATCGGTTTGCAGTCCGGAAAGTTCTTGTCATCGCGCCGAAGAAAGTTGCAGAAGATACATGGACAAGAGAATCACAGAAATGGGATCACTTAAAGATGCTTCGGGTGATCCCAGTCCTTGGAAGTATCAAACAGCGGATCAGAGCGATCAACACACCCGGCGATATCTGGGTGTTATCAAGAGACAATGTCTCATGGCTGGTTGACTATTACAAAAATGACTGGCCATTTGACATGGTGATCATCGATGAGCTGTCAAGCTTCAAGTCCAACAAAGCAAAACGATTCCGAAAATTAAAAAGTGTCAGGAGTCACATCCACCGGATCGTCGGACTTACAGGGACACCAACCCCGAACGGGTTGGAAGACCTGTGGGCACAGATCTATCTTCTGGATGAAGGAAAACGACTAGGAAAGACTTTAACCGGATACCGTGATAATTACTTCACACCAGGAGCAAGAAACGGAAATGTGATCTATGAGTACAACCCGAGGACATGGGCAGACGAAGAGATCAACAAACGAATCAAAGATATCTGTATCTCCATGAAAGCAGAAGATTATCTGGAATTACCAGAACGGATCGACAATGTCCGTCATATCAAACTTCCGGACAAAGCAAAGAAGCAGTATGAAGAACTGGAGAAGACGATGATCGCGGATATCGATGGAGAGACTATTGACGTTACAAGTGCAGCGGCTTTAAGTAATAAACTTTTGCAGCTTTGCAACGGGGCTGTCTATGATGCAGACGGCATATACCATGAGGTGCATGATGAGAAGATCGAAGCCTTAAAAGAGATCATCGATGCGAATGCAGGAAAAGGAATTTTAGTGTTTTATAACTTTAAGCATGATAAGGCACGGATCCAGAAGGCTTTGAAAAAGAGCAGGCTTCGGATCGGAGAGTTAAAGAATCCGGACAGCATCACAGCCTGGAACAACGGGCAGATGGATATCCTACTTGCACATCCGGCAAGTGCAGCATACGGATTAAACCTTCAGGCAGGTGGACACATCATTGTCTGGTTTGGGCTTAACTGGTCATTGGAGTTATACCAGCAGGCAAATGCCAGACTGTACCGACAGGGTCAGAAAGAGAATGTTGTGATCCACCATCTAGTCACTGCTGGTGGATACGATGAGAACGTCATGGATGCGCTGGAAGCAAAAGAAGTTACACAGGATTCGTTTCTGGATGCCTTAAAGGCAAGGATCAAGAGTGTGAAAGGAGAGAGCGATGGGAAAGATTGATGCAAAGATGGAAGGCAGGACCGAAGGATTGGAACTTGCTTTACACATTGTAAGAGAAGGCGGAGCAGGAGCCTTAGAGAGAGAAATGAAACGCCGGAGAGTTACAGGGATCAAGGTTCCTGTCGATCATAGAGAAATGGATAAAGCGGCACAGAAGATCAAAGAGCAGATTCTGGATACCGTTCTTGCTATGAGCATCATGGTGCTAAGAGATGAGTTCAGTTTTGGCAAGAAACGGCTGGATCAGTTCAAAGCAAGATTTAACTTGAAAACAGAATGTATGAATGATGGATTAGTTACATGGGCAGACATTCTGGAAGTGATCAGAGATGAGACTGGCATTGAGCTTACGATCAGAGAAAATCGTTAAGGAAAGTTAAGGAGTGAATTAATTATGACAAAGATCAGACAGAAGCTTGCGAAGGTCTATATTCATTCGCAGGATAATGGCAATGACTTTGGGATCATCGATCATCTGGCTGAGGTCGGATACGATGTTGATTTCGAAGTTGTGGATAATGGAGTTGGCAATAAAGTGATCTCTTGTGAGATCTATGACGCAGGGGGGGGGAGAAAGACAATGATTAAAAATAACAGGACAGCAATGAATGCATACAAAAAGACCAGAGAGAAACACGGTGGGGATCGTCCCTGCTGTGTAGTTTGCGGCGAAGCGATGGATCCGGAGGACGATGAGACAGAGTGGTCCAGAACAAAGAGAAGGACAGATTGTTTTGTACATAGACATTGCGTGAAACACTGGGGAGGCATTTAAGAGCGAAGTGGATCACGAAAAATATCCAGATGCAAAGCAAAAATACAGGTTTGAAAATATGATGGAGGGTTAATTTATGATCGTTGGATTTTTAAGCGGATTATTTATTGGATCAGTAGCAGGAGTGGCAGTGATGTCACTCTGTGCTGCAGCGAAAGAGAGGGATGAGTTATGACAATAACAGAGAATCTTACAGGTGTCGTGAAAGAGAATCATGAGAGAGTGAAGACAGTAACGGACATTCTGGAAGAAGTTTCGAGCGAAATTTGCAATAACTATTGCAAGTACCAAAATGAGATGATGTATTCTGACGAGATGCTAGAAACAAAATGTAGTGAATGCCCATTGAATAGATTGAGTTAGTGGAAATATTAGTTGAAGAATAAGTCGAAGAAAGGAATAAAAACCATGGAAGAATTAACAAAAGCAATTATTAATCTACAGTCCTATGGATTGAATTTAAGAACGATCGAGAAGATGGTAAAAGATATTTACAAATCAGCAGAAGAAGCAAAATATGCAGAAATAAGAAGGGATTGATACATAAATGGCATACAGAGACTGTCCATGTTTCAAATGTGGAGAAAAGCAAAGAGAAGAAAGAGTTGCGTGTAGAAAGAAGTGTACAGAGTTTACAGCATGGAAATTAGCCACGCAAGCAGCAAGGAATAAAAGAGATGAAGAAAACAAGAAATTTCACTCAGAAACAAGAAAGAAGTTTGCAAAAAGAAAGACAATGAATCAGAAATCAGGAAGAAAGGTATGAGGAATCCATGCAAAGCCTGTGCAGAACTAAACTGCATGGGCATTTGTGCCGATCGGGTGCAATACAAACAGGAGTACCAGGAGATGACAGATCGGATAAGGCAGCAGATAATAAATCGTAACAGGAGGGGAGAACGTGGACAAGAACGTACTGATCCAATATTGTGACATGAAAGAAGAAATTAAAGATTTAAGGAGAAGAATCACAGAGACTGAAAAGCAGATCAGCAAGATTGAGGAAGAAGGAACCGTAAAAGACACAGTAAGCGGTGGCATGGGTGGAATACAGCATTTTGTGGTGGAAGGTATGCCAGTACCAGAACTTAGCAGAAAGAAGTTGCTGCTTAATAAGCGAAAAGCTATGTTGATTGAAAAAGAGAATGAACTTCTGGAGCTTATGAACCAGGCAGAAGAGTACATAAACAGTATCGAGAAGAGCGAACTGAGAATGATGTTTAGGTTCTACTACATTGATGGCATGACGTGGCTACAGGTAGCACATAAGATGAATCAGTTACACCCTAAAAGGCGAGTAGCTTATACAGAAGACAGTTGTAGAATGAGAAATACAAGATTTTTTCAAGAAAATTAGAAAATGTTCGGTCACGTTCGCAAAAAATAGGCTAATATATAGGATAGAGCGATTAGATGAAGCGATGCTTCATATTGATACTCTTCTTGTAAGTTAAATGAACTCGGGTGATCTTCGGACCCCGAGTCTTTTTATGTCTAAATTTAGAAAGGAAAGAGATATGAATTTTAAAGATGCATTTGAATTAATGAAAAAAGGTCATAAGGTAAAACTTCCATCCTGGGGTGGATATTGGTACTGGGATGCAGAAAAGCAAACAATTATGATGCAGTGCAGACCGAAAGACAATGGAGAAAAAGGAGACTTATTAGATATTAGAGATACACAGGCAGTAGAGTATACCCTTAACAATGCCTTATCTGATGAATGGATGATTGCGGATGGGACAAACTGCCCTGTACTTGGTGGAGAAGCTACGTTTAGCTTTGGAGATGCGATTAAGTAAGTGAAACGTGGGCTTAAGGTTGCAAGAAAAGGTTGGAACGGAAAAGGAATGTATGTATTTCTTGGGTGTGATTATGAATTTAGAACAGATGCAAATTTAACAGAATTTAATCCAAAAAATGAAACAGAATGTACAGATGAAAACACTGTATTTGTATATGATTGTTTGGTACTTAGAACTGCTGACAAGATGTTGCAACCTGGATGGTTAGCATCACAGTCTGATATGTTAGCGGAAGATTGGATGCTTGTAGAATAAGGAGAAATAAACGGAAGAATAAAAGCCGGAGCAATCCGGCATAAGGACCTCTAGCTCAGCAGGTCAGAGCAATCGGCTCATAACCGATCGGTTCAGGGTTCGAGCCCCTGGAGGTCCATTTTGAAATACAGGAGGGAAAACATATGATCAGATTACAAGTAGAAGATTACTGCCAGAACTGTGAAGAGTTCAAACCAGAAACACAGGTTATGAGCAGAGGATATGTAGGGACTGGTTGTAAAGTGGATACAACAATTCGATGCAGTAATGTTCGGAAATGTGAAAGACTATGTGAGTACCTGAAGAAGGAGGGCGGTAATGTGTGAATGAAGAAAAAAACTACATATTGGCAGAATCCGATTATGTAGCCGGAATGAAGTATAAAGACATTGCTGCCAAGTATGGAGTCTCGATAAATACTGTGAAATCGTGGAAGAAACGATACGCATGGTCGAGAAATAAAAAGACGAAAAGTACACAAAAAGGGTGCACACAAAACAAAAAGGGTGCACACAAAAAAGAAGCCGTTGCAGAGGATGTAAGTCAGGTTGTGATTAACGATGAACTTACTGATCAGCAACAGCTTTTTTGTTTGTATCAGTCTAGGATGTTTAATTATACGAAAGCTTACATGAAAGCATATCCTGGTTGTACTTATGCATCTGCTGCTGTGTTAGGAAGCAGGCTTATGAAGAATCAGTTGATCAGAGAAACTATTGAGCAGTTAAAGCAGAATCATATGAACAGAGAGATGCTTAAGCAGGAAGATATCTTTCAGAAGTACATGGACATTGCATTTGCAGATATGAATGATTTTATGTCATTTGGCCAGGAAGAAATTGAAACTGATTATGGTCCGAGGATGGTCAACAGTGTCCGGCTAAAAGAGTCAGATCAAGTTGACGGGACTCTGATCACAGAAGTGAAGCAGGGCCGTGATGGCGTGAGTGTAAAGCTCGCAGATCGTATGAAGGCAATAGATTGGCTTGCAGATCATATGGATATTGCCACTGCAGAACAGAAAGCTAAGATTGAGCAGATCAGAGCTAAGACAGCGATCATGTCCGGAACATCCGAAGAAGAGACAGAAGACGATGGATTCATCGAAGCCTTAAAAGGTGAGGTGGCAGATGTATGGGAAGAAGAATAAAGAAAGCTGTCTTTAAGTTTCGGCCGTTCTCTAAGAAGCAGAAAAAGATACTTACCTGGTGGCTACCAAATTCGCCAGTGCATGATCAAGATGGAATCATAGCAGATGGAGCTATTCGATCGGGGAAAACAGTTTCTATGTGTTTATCCTTTGCAATGTGGGCAATGGAAACGTTCAATGGCCAGAACTTCGGTATGTGCGGTAAGACGATTGGTTCTTTCCGGAGAAACGTACTCTTTTGGTTAAAGCTTATGCTTAAGAGTCGGGGATACCACGTTGAAGATCACAGAGCTGATAACTTAGTTGTTATCCGGAGAGGTGGTAAAGAAAATTATTTTTACATCTTTGGCGGTAAGGATGAGCGATCCCAGGATTTGATACAGGGTATCACACTTGCAGGAGTCTTTTTTGATGAAGTTGCATTGATGCCTGAATCTTTTGTTAACCAGGCAACAGGACGTTGTTCTGTTGATGGATCAAAATATTGGTTTAACTGTAATCCAGATGGACCTTATCATTGGTTTAAGACTAATTGGATTGATCGTGCAGATGAAAAGAAACTTGTCTATCTACATTTCACAATGGACGACAACCTGAGCTTATCTGAGCGAATTAAAGCAAGATATCGGGCGATGTATACCGGAGTGTTTTACAAGCGCTATATCCTAGGTCTGTGGGCCGTAGCCGAGGGAATTATTTACGATATGTTCAATACAGAAAAGCATGTTGTAAAAGACCAGCAATCAGTAGTAGGCAGTAAATACGTCAGTGTCGATTATGGTACACAGAATGCGACAGTATATCTTCTGTGGGAAAAGAATCACAAGGGACAGTGGGTTGCTACAAAGGAATATTACTATTCTGGCCGAGATGAGACTACGCAGAAGACAGACGGAGAATATGCGGATGACATGGAAGAGTTCCTGGAAGGAATCAATGTTGAATCGATCATTGTCGATCCGGCAGCAGCATCATTTATCGCAGAACTTAAGAAACGAGGATTTAAGGTTAAGAAAGCAAAGAATGATGTACTTGATGGTATTCGATTTGTCGGAAATCTGTTAAATCTAAGTGTATTACAGTTCTCTGAATGTTGTAAAGAAACAATCAAAGAGTTCGGTTCTTATATCTGGGATGACAAGGCATTGGAACGTGGAGAAGATAAACCGATTAAGCAGCATGATCATTGCATAACTGGTGATACGCTTATTGATACAATTGATGGTCCGATTCCAATAGAAAAGCTTGTTGGTAAAACAGGAAAAGTACATTGCTATAATTTAAGGCGAAGAAAACCTGAAATTTCTACATACTATAATGTGAGGAAGACAAGGGAGAATGTCGAAGTATTTGAAATAGAGATGGAAGATGGAAGAACAATCAAGGCAACAGCCAATCATTTAATATTTACTCAAAATGGTTGGAAAAAAGTAAACGATCTAACTGGACACGATTCGATACTTGATATAAGAATAAAGAAATGATAATCTTATATCAGGAGGTGCGTTAAATGGTAGAATATTTAGAAAACGGAGACTTGGCATTATATAATGGATATAAATTCAGAAAAGACAAGCGGACAGGGTACTATTTATCATCAAGAATAATAAACGGAAAACGCAGAAGGCTTCATGTATATATATGGGAATGTGAAAATGGTGAGATTCCAAATGGATATTCTGTACATCATAAAGATGAGGATAAAAGCAATAACGAAATTTCAAATTTAGAATTGATGACAAATAGTAAACATACACGATTACACGCAGAGGAGAAGGCAAGAAACAATTATGATGATATGTTAAAAAACTTAAAAGAAAATGCTATTCCCGCTTCTAAAGATTGGCACAAAAGCAAAGACGGGAGCGAATGGCACAAAAAGCATTATGAGCAAATGAAAGGGAAGATGAAAGTTCCAAGAAAGTTTGTTTGTGAGTATTGTAATAAAGAATTTGTTAGCACACAAACAAGATCAAGATTTTGCTCAAATAAATGCAAATCGGCATGGAGACGAAAATCAGGAGTTGATGATGTTATTAAAATTTGTTGTAAATGTGGCAAGGAATATGTTGCCAATAAGTACCAAAAAACAAAATACTGTCCAGTATGTAAAAATAAAAAGCGTTAAATCCATAGGAAAAGCAGATGTATATAATATGGAAGTCAAGAACCACCACAACTTTAGTGTTTGTGGTGGTTTTATTATACACAATTGCATGGATGCAGTGAGATATTTTGCTTACACGATCGTAAGACGTGAACGAAAATGGAGTTGATTAAATGATAAAAGAAATTATTGAGCGAATAAGGCAGGTGATAAGAAAAATGCTTGGGAAAGAAAATATCAGGGATGCGATCGGAGTTGATGTTGCCGTATCGGACAAGATGGCAAGAGAAATTGATCTCTGGTCGAAGATGTATAAAAATCAACCGCCTTGGAAAAGAAAAGAGCTGAAGCTTTGTGGGTTACCTGCAGCTATTGCCGGAGAATTTGCAAGGCTTGTTACACTGGAATTAAAGACCGAGATCACAGGAAATAAGTTTCTCAACGATGAATACCAAACCGTGACTGATAACATACGAACGTATACGGAATATGCCTGTGCAAAAGGTGGACTTGCAATGAAGCCTTATGTTTCTGACGGACACATTGAAGTTGACATGGTCCAAGCTGATCACTTTTTCCCAACGAAATTTAATTCCAGAGGGGAAGTTATCGCAGCGGTCTTTATGGAAACTGTAACGATCGGGAAACAGGTATATACAAGATTGGAATACCATCAGCATGATGAGAACACTACATATCACATTATGAATAAGGCTTTTGTAAGACAGGATCTTGATAATGTTGAGGTATTGGGAAAAGAAGTACCGCTTAGTGCTGTACCAGAGTGGGCAAATCTGGAAGAAGCTGTCACGATCTTAAACGTGAAAAATCCGTTATTCGCATACTTCAAGATACCAAATGCAAATAATGTCGATGATTCATCTCCGTTGGGAGTATCTGTATATTCCAGAGCAATCGATGATATCAAAGAAGCTGATTATCAATGGACGAGAATCTTATGGGAATATGAAGGGTCTGAATTAGCGATCGATGCAGACATTGGGTTATTTAAACGTAAAGAAAACGGAGAATTTGATCTTCCAAAAGGAAAAGAAAGACTCTTTCGGATGATGGACTTTGACGAGGATCGGGACCAGTACAAAGTGTTTGCACCTCCAATCCGTGACGAAAGTCTTATCAATGGATTCAATACAATTCTTCGCAGGATTGAGTTTAACGTAGGTCTCGCTTATGGAACATTAAGTGATCCAAACACAGTCGATAAGACTGCAGAAGAAATTAAGGCGAGTAAACAGCGATCATACAGCACAGTATCTGATATCCAGAAAGCGCTGCAAAAAGCATTAGAACAATTAGTCTATGCAATGGATGTGATCGCACAGCTTGCTAATCTAAATGGTGGCAAGAAATACGAGATCAGTTTTGACTGGGACGATTCGATCGTGATCGACAAAGAACAGGAACTGCAGAGTATGCAGCAGGATGCAACTGCAGGACTGATCCGAAAAGAAATATACATTGCGGCCAAGTATGGCGTATCTGAGGAAGAAGCATTGAAAATGATGCCGGCACAGGATGATCGTTTTACCATCCAGGAAGAGTAGGTGATCACAGATGCTTGATCCGAAGTATTTGGAAAAGTTCTCCGATCAGTTACTTGGCATCATTGACACTCTGACAATAGCGATCATATCTGATATGGCAAAAAGAATCGTAAAGATGGGAAATGTATCAGAGTCAACAAAACATCAGGCTGAAGTTTTACAGAATGCAGGTCTTGTTTATAAAGATACGATCAAGCGAGTAAGTCAGGTATCTGGATATCAAAAGCATGAAGTTCAGAGAATGTATGAAGAAGCAGGTGTTAGGAACTTAAAGAACGAGGCTGTATATTACAAACAGGCAGGCAAAGAAGATATTAAGTTAAATCAGTCCAATGGAATGCAGAGAATCTTGCAAGCAAATATCAGAAAAACATGCCAGGAACTTGATAATCTCACGATGACAACCGCAGTAAGATCACAGTCAGCTTACATACAAGCTTGTAATAAAGCACAGATGAAAGTTAGTTCTGGAGCATTCAGTTATGACAAAGCAATTGCAGATGCGATCAAAGAGGCAGCAGTGCAGGGAACAGAAGTCTTATATCCGTCACAGCATGTCGATAAATTAGATGTCGCGGTAAGAAGGGCTGTACTTACCGGAGTAAACCAGACTGCAGCAGAAATGAACTTGCAATACGCAAAAGATCAGAACTGTGATTATGTTGAAACAACTGCACATGAAGGAGCAAGACCGGAACATGCCGTATGGCAAGGGAAGGTCTTTTGTTTATCTGGGACTGATCCAAAATATGAAAACTTTTATGAAGCAACAGGATATGGAACAGGACCAGGTTTATGTGGTTGGAATTGCCGCCATAACTTCCATGCGTTCTTCCCAGGAATATCGACGCCAGCATATACGCAAAAGATGTTAGATGATTATTCTGCAAAGAATGTTGAATACAATGGAAAGCAATTTACAGAGTATGAAGCGGGTCAGATGCAGAGAGGTCATGAACGACAGATCAGAGAGACAAAGAGGAAACTTGCTGGATATAATTCAGCGATCAGTGAAGCGAAAGATGATACCTTAAAAAATACTTTACAGAATCGGTTTAATGAAGAATCTGTGAGATTAAAGAAACAGGAAGCAGCATTAAAAGCTTTCTGCAAAGAAACAGGAAGGCGATATGAGTCTGCCAGAGTTCAGATCCATGCAGTAAAGAACAAAGCAGGAGATATCGTTGGATTCAACCGAAGTGTAGCACAGAAGGCGGTATGGCAAGATCGAAAGAATACCTTTAAGAATCAAATGTCTAAACAGTTAGAAAAACTGACAGGAGAAGAAAAGAAGGCAATCTGGCGATATACTGGTAATGCAGCGAACCGAGTGAACAGTGCAATATATTCTGGAAAACAGCAAAGAATTGATCAGGAAAAAGGATTTATGGATCTGTTGGATTCTGCATTAAGTAAAGGTACTGCAGAACATAAAATGGTAGTTCATCGTGATACGATTCCGGAATATTTAAATGCATTTCCAAAAGGTTTTCAATATTCCGAAGAGGATATAAAAAGAATGAATGGAATGACCTTAACGAATAAAGGTTATACATCTACATCTTTTCATGACATAATGTATCAGGGGAGAAATGTTCATCTTGAAATTGAGATCCCTAAAGGGTATAAAGGCTGTTTATATATAAAAGATGTCGCAACTGAAAAATACAAAAATCAAGAAGAAGTGTTGTTTAAACGAGGCTTTCAGTATAAAATAAAAAGTGTAAATAAAGAAAAGGACAGATACTATATCAAAGCGGAGGCTGTTTTATGAGTGGAATAGGATATTATTATGATGAAAATGGTGTGAAACAAGAAATGGAAATAGGTCCGAGTTTTGATGACTTTCCTGGAATGGCAAAAGTGACAAGTCCTATACCAATATGCCATGCATGCAGAAAAGCAGATTTTGATGAAAAAGGTTACGAAACTTTATGTAAGGTGTATGGTAAGATACCAAGCAAACATTTAAAGGCAAAAGATTATAATTGCCCATATTTTGATAACGAAAATAATGGGTGGTATCAGTTGATAAAAGATAAAGTAGAAAAAGCAAAGGGTGAGAACAATGGATAACTTTAAAGCAGTATATAAAATCTTATCAGCATTGGAAAAAGCAATGGATTATCCAGAATTTGATATCAACGATGTTGGATCAGAAGCATTAGGAGTTTCTGAAGAACGTTGGGCACGATATATAGAGATGATGGTTGATGTCGGATATATCAAGGGTGTAAGTATAAAACGTGATATCACAGGAGCAACAAGGATTAATGCAAGCGATGTCAGAATTACGTTAAAGGGCCTTGAGTATCTGCAGGAAAATTCAATGATGAAGAAAGTATATAATGCCGTAAAAGGAATCAAGGATATAACACCAGGTTTATAAATATGTACCATCTGATCGACGTCAGGTGGTATTTTTATACGAAATTTTAAGAAAGGAGCAGCGAAACATGAAGTCAACAGAATAGAAAGGACGGTGATCCCAATATCTCCCCGCAGCAGGGTTAAGCTGCAGAGGACACGCAGAGAGATCTGGGTGTTATTTTTATGCAAAGAAATAACATTGGTCAGCTGATCAGACCTTAAACAGTCGGTTCGTGGCGGTCGGTTACACGCCTAAAACAACCTAATACGAAAGGAGCACAGTAACATGAAAACAGATTTTTTAAAAGGTTTAAATCTTTCCCAGGAAGTGATTGATAAGATCATGGCTGAAAACGGGAAGGATATCGCAGCAGAACAGAAGAAAGCAGAGAAGATCACTCAGGAGCGAGACAGCTATAAGCTGAAAGCAGAAAGTCTTGAAACTCAGGTAAACGATGCAAATGCAGAAATTCAGAAGTTCAAAGACATGGACATTGACGGCATCAAGCAGGCAGCAGATGACTGGAAAGAGAAAGCTGAGAAAGCAAAGAGTGATGCAGATGCACAGATCTCAGAAATGAAATTTGATTATGCATTAACTGCAGCATTGACAGGAGCGAAAGCCAGAAACAATAAAGCGGTTAAAGCACTTCTTAACATGGACGGACTGAAACTAAACGATGGAAAGATCATTGGTTTAGACGAACAGCTGTCACAGATCAAGGAAGAAAACAGCTTCTTGTTCGAGAGCGATGAACCAGCACCAACGATCGTTAAAGGAACAAATGGTGGTTCCGGCGGCATTGGTGGAAAGAAACCAAGTGAAATGACATATTCGGAACTCTGTGACTACATGGAACAGAATCCCGGAGCAGAGATTTAAATAAAGGAGTAAGAAATGGCAGGAGAAAAATTTGATTCTAAATCATTCAATCCTCAGGCATTCGGTGCCTACACAGAGAGGATTCCAAATTTAAAAAGGAACGAGCTGATCAAGTCCAGAGCCTTAAAAGGTAATCAGGATATCAAAAACACGTTCAGTTCACAGACAGGAACAGTATATGCAGTATTGCCAATGCATGGTCTGATCGGTGGAGCAGCACAGAACTATGATGGTGAGACAGATCTTAAGTCTGAAAGTACAGATACATTTGAGAGAGGTGTCGTTGTAGTTGGTCGTATGAAAGGGTGGACAGAACGAGACTTTTCAGAAGATGTCACAGGTGGCGTAAGCTTTATGGACAATGTTGCAGCACAGGTTAACGATTACAAAGCTGATCTGGATCAGACAACATTAGTAAAGATCCTGGAAGGTGTCTTTGCAATGACCGGAAAAGAAAACAAAGTCTTTGTTGATACACATACATCTGATATCACAGCAGTAACAGCAACCGACAAAGATGGAAATGTAAAGAATGTTGTCCAGGCTGATACATTAAATACAGCTTTACAGAAGGCAGCAGGAGACAATAAGTCTAAGTTTACGATCGCGATCATGCACAGCGCGGTGGCAACGAATCTTGAAAATCTGAAACTGTTAAAATATATGACACAGACAGATGCAAATGGAGTTGAAAGAGACTTAACTCTTGCAACATGGAATGGCCGCTTAGTTCTGATTGATGATTCTATGCCAACAGAAGAAGTTGCTGCAGTAGAAGAAAGCGGAACAAAAGGAGAGTCTGGTTATGTTGCAGCACAGGAAGCTTACACAAAATATACAACTTATGTATTAGGTGATGGAGCTTTTGATTATGAAGACATTGGTGCCAAAGTACCATATGAAATGTATCGTGACCCAAAAACACATGGTGGAGAAGATACTCTGTATATGAGACAGAGAAAAGTATTTGCACCATACGGCATTTCATTTACTAGAAAATCTATGGCTGCAAAATCCCCAACAGATACAGAACTTGCTGATGGATCTAACTGGACACTGGTTGATAACGGAAAAACAAATTCCGATAAGAAAGTGATCAATCACAAAGCAATTCCAATCGCAAGAATCATTTCCAGAGGGTAGGCGGTGATCCGGTATGGTGGAATATGCAGACAGGGATTTTTATGAAAATTCGTTTCATGGAGAGATTATACCGGAGAATGCTTTCCCTGGTGTGATCTTGAAAGCCAGCATTTTTGTGAAGTTTCTTACATTTTCCAGAGTCGATGATATGACAGAGATTCCAGAGGAAGTGAGTCTGGCCACATGTGCAGTGGCAGATGTAATGTATCAGGACAGAATGAGAAAAGATGATGTAGGAAGGGAGATCGCAAGTGAGAACAACGATGGATACAGTGTCAGCTTTGTGACGAGTCAGAGCAAAGCAACAGGAACAGGAGAGTATCGTTGTAAGAAAGCAGCATATCCTTATCTTGCGCATACAGGACTCTTGTACAGGGGGTGTGGGCCTTATGATTACAAATGCAGATCTGACGATCTATAACAAGCGTGGTGTAAATAAAAAGACAGCACGGACTGTTTACTTAAAGACTCAGATCAGAGGTGTTAGTTTCTACACAAAACAGGTAACAAACGTATCTGATCAGGGCCTTAAATCTGCTGATCTGTATCAGATTCGCATCCCATTATCAGCCGATACACAAGGAAAACAATACATTGATGCAGATCTGTATAAGAAACTATCCGATGAAGAAGCAGTTTATTATTGGACGATCAACAATGGAGATCTATTTGGAAAAGGGTTGTTAGAAGACTTTGAAAAAGAATCAGAGTTTTTAGAAAGACAGTACACAGGAAAGGTATTGTCGTTTTCAGATAACCGAAGAGGCAGTTTACCACATTGGAGAATCGGAGGTGCTTAGATGGCAACACAAGTAAAGATAGATTTTTCGCCAGAACAGATTCTTAAGTTGAAAGGATTGGAGAAAAATGGACCAGCACAAAGATTTTTTGTCGGAGAGTTCCGGGACAAAATGGATCCGTATGTTCCGTTTGATCATGGGGTCCTAAAAAATACTGCAATAGAGAATCAAGATTCTATTGTTTATGTGCAACCATATGCACAGAGACAATACTGGGAGAACAAAGGTAGTGGACTCCGTGGCAAAGAATGGGACAAGAGGTGTTGGGCGGATAATGGCGATCAGATTACAGGATCTGTTGCGAAATTTATTGAAGGGAAAGCAGAATGAGTGTAATTGCAAGTGTGAGAGCATTTATCCAGGACTATCCAGGGTTATCTACTTTTGATGATCTGGTTGGCGTGGAACATCTTCCGGAAGATACAAAAAGTTATGCGATTGAAGCATCTGTAACGTCTCAGCCAATTAAAAAACGGTATATTAACGGTGACACAGAACGCCGTTTTAATTTTGTCTTGGCAAGTAGAGAGTACTTCGGGGCAGACGTTGCAGAGAATATCGATGTGGCGGAGTTTTACGAAGATTTCTCGGACTGGTTGGAACGATGTACGATCAATAACAAACTTCCGGAAATGGATAAAGGAAAAAGAGCAATTAAAATACAGGCACTGACAAATGGCTACGTGTTTAACGCAGATGCAACAAAAGCACAATACCAGATTCAGTGCCAGTTGATTTATTATCAAAAATTAGGAGGAATATAAAATGTCAGAAACAGCAAGCAAAACAGTAAAACAGCGTTATCAGGAAGCATCTTATTTAAAGGTGTCTGAAGCGTTTGAATTAATGGGAACTGGTTTTACAGAGTTAAATGAAGATCCAGGAGCGCAGACAACAAGTAAAAAATATATCAATGATAAATCATCCACATCAAGCATTACAAGCTATGAAGGTGAGCACGGATTTACAGCCGATCAGATTCCAAGCGAAAAGGCCATTAAAGATCTAGTCAGCATTGGTAAAGAGAGAAAAACAGGAGCAGATGCAGAACGTGAATTTGTTCGTGTTGATCTGGATGAAAAAGCAGAGGGAGATACCACTGGGACAGTATTCAAAGCACGTATGTTTACCGTAGCTGCTGAAATTTCAAGTTTCTCTGATAATGACGGAGAATTACAGGTTGAGGGAACACTTCACGACAAAGGAGATCCTGTTATGGGTAAATTTGATACAAAGGCAAAGACATTTACACCGGATTCAGCAACGGAGTAAACGAAAGCGAAGCTTGAAATTGGAATTAAGGAGTAAGATATATGTTTATTTGGAATGGAAAGAAGCTCGCATTTAATTTCCTGGATGCGGACATGATGAAAAAATTTAGTGATGCAGGAAAGGAAATGTGGAAGAAACTTGGTGAGTACGAGGAGAAGAATGCAGAAGATGGAAAAATCAAGGCAGAGGGCGTGGCGTATGAGTCAGAAATCATAAGTGAGTTTTTTGACGAGGTATTTGGAAATGGCACCGCTGATGAAATCTTTACATCAAAACATGATCTGACAGAAAGAACGAAAGCAATTAAGAAGCTTTATTCTATCAGAGATTCACAGTTAGCTGGTCATACAAAGAGAGTCAACGATCTGCACAAGATGATTGGAGCTGAATGATCAGAAGAGAACTCCCGGTGTCAGTAGATATCGGGAGTGAAACATATAAGATTGATGCTGATTTCAGAACAATTATGAATGTGGAAGAGATTATCTTTGGAAAAGAAGTTACAGATGATCAAAAGAAGTTTGCAGAAGAAATGATGAAAGAAATCGATATTGAGGAAAAAGATGCGATTCAAAATGCAAAATATTATGATACACTAAAACTCTTTTATAGAGATAATGTTCCGGATGATCTGGAAGAAGCTATGGAAAAAATGCTGTGGTTTTATTCCTGTGGTAAGGAAGATAAACAATCAAAAACAAAAACAAAGAAAAAAGTGATCAGCTTTGAACATGATTTTGATTATATCAATGCAGGGTTTATGCAGGATTATAAGATAGATCTGTTTGAGGTTGATTTTTTACATTGGTGGAAGTTCATGTCATTGTTTAGTGCCCTTCATGATGATTGCAAGATCTGTGAGATCATTGGATATCGCGGGGCAGAGTTAAAGAATTTTGACAAAGAACAGAGAAAAAGGATAAGGGAGATGCAAAAGATCTATGCACTTCCGGATGATATAAGTAAAGAAGAGAAGAAGAGACAGGATGAGATAACACAGATACTGCTAAATGGCGGTGATCTGTCAGGAATATTGTGATAAGAGAAGCGAACAGGCGAGAGCTTGGATCTGCAGGTTGAGCACCCAGGACGTCAAATAGCTTAGAAACTTTAGATTTTTAGGTATATAGGTATTTGACGAGGTGAAGACATGGCAGATGGTACAGTTACAATAGAAACCAAACTGGATAATTCTGGTGCAGAAAAAGGATTAAACGATCTTAAGAAAGAAGTTGAGTCTTCTTCTAAGAGTACAGCACAGGAGATAGATAAAGCTTCTGATCAGGCGCAAAAGAGTGTAGAAGAAGTTGCTAAGTCAGCAGAGAAAACTGGAAAGCAAGTAGAAAAAAGTGCAAAAGATTCAGCATCGAAAGCAGGACAGGCAGCCAAACAAGGAGCTGATTCAGCAGCAAAAGGAACAGAATCCGCATCTACGAAGATGCAGCAGTCTCATAAAAAGGTAAAGGATACTGCAAAAGAAAGTGCAGATGGCGCAAAAAAGTCTTGGGAAGAATCTAATCAAAGTACAGTAGCAAGTACAGAGAGCGCAACATCAAAGATGGCCGGGCTGATGAAAAAATCTGCAGCAGTAATTGGAGTTGCATCTGTGGCGGTCGCAAAAAAGACGATCGATGTAGGTAAGTCCTTTGAAGCAGGAATGAGTGAGGTCCAGGCAATCTCCGGAGCATCTGGAAAAGACCTGGAAAAGCTATCTGCAAAAGCAAAGCAGATGGGAGCTACAACAAAGTTTTCTGCTACAGAATCTGCCACAGCACTTAAATACATGGCTATGGCCGGATGGAAAACAAACCAGATGGTTTCTGGATTGTCTGGTGTTATGAATTTAGCTGCAGCTTCCGGAGAAGACCTTGGAACAGTATCCGACATTGTAACAGATTCAATGACCGCTTTTGGATTGAAAGCAAAGGATTCTGGACATTTTGCAGACGTACTAGCGAAAGCATCGAGTAGTTCTAACACCAATGTTGCAATGATGGGAGAAACCTTTAAGTATGTTGCACCATTGGCCGGATCCATGAAATATAGTATCGAAGATACAGCTACAGCAATTGGACTGATGGCGAATGCCGGAATCAAAGGAAGCCAAGCAGGTACATCTCTGAGATCTATCATTACGCGACTTGTCAAACCTCCGAAAGATGCAGCTACAGCATTAAATGCGCTTGGTATCAGTACAACAAAAGCTGATGGATCAATGAAGCCACTTCGTGAAACGATGGCAGAATTGAGAGAAAAATTTTCTGGATTAACAGAAAGCCAGAAAGCTTCTTATGCTTCAAGCATCGCAGGACAGGAAGCGATGTCAGGTCTGTTGGCAATCGTTAATGCATCTGATTCTGATTTCAACAAATTACAAAAGGCGATTGATAATTCTTCTGGCGCAGCAAAGAAACAGGCCGATGTTATGAACAACAATCTGCAAGGAGCATTGTACGACCTCGGATCAGTAGCAGAGTCTGTTGGAATCGGCATTTATGAAGATATCAAAACGCCGCTAACAAAGGCTGTCGGTGTTGGAACAGCACAGTTAAGGATTTTATCTAACAAATTGAAAAAAGGTGGAATAAAAGAGATTGTTCCGAAGGAAGCGATAAATACTGTTGAAAATCTTGGAAAAGTGGCTATGGTAGCCGGCAAAGGTGGAGTAAAAGTATTGGCCGCTTCTACAAAACTGCTTGGGGACAACATGGGCACAGTTATTCCGCTTGCGACATCATTCATGGGGGCCTGGACCGGAGTTAAAGTTTTCAACACTGCATCTAAAGGAGTTACAGCATTAACTACAGCTTTTAGTGCCTTAAAAACAATGGAGCAGGCAAATGCAATCACCTTAGTGGCACAACAGGGTGGTTTGACTGCACTGCAGACAGTCGTTGGAATCTTTACAGGTAAGATTTCTCTTGCAACAGCAGCAACAGGAACTTTTAATGCGGCGTGTACAGCACTTGGCGGTCCAGTAGGTTTAGGAGTTGTTGCAGTAGGTGCTTTAGTAGCAGGAGTCGCAGCATACACACTGACACAGAAAAAAGCAGTTACAGAAGCAGATCGATACTATTCTTCTTGCACAAAACTCAAAAAGAAACAAGAAGAAATGGCGGCATCGATCAAGAGCTTACATAAAGAAAATCAGAAAAATGTAGATTCTACACGTGCAAATGGTGTTCAGGCAGATCAGCTGTATCAGAGATTAACAAAACTGATGAATGTTGAGCATAAGAGCGCTGGGACAAAAGCACAGATTGTAAGTGTAGTTAAACAATTAAATGAATTATTACCAGGGCTGAATCTTGAGTATGACAAAGAAGCAGATAAACTGAATAAGTCTACTTCTGCGATCAAGAAAAACATCGCAGCATTGAAAGAACAGGCAATGGCCAAGGCTTACCAGAAAGGGATGGAAAGTGCAGCATCCAAAGTAGCCAAAGCTGACATTGAAAATGAAAATGCCATTAAGAAAAAAACAGAAGCAACAAACAAATATAATGCCGCTGTTGAAAAAATGAATCAGGTTACCGCAAAGGTAAACCAAGGAAAGATAACAACAAGCAGTGATGAGTATAAGAAAGCTTCTAATGATCTGACAAAATACTATGATGCAATGATGGAAGCCAATAGTGCTGTCGAAAAAAGTAATAAAAATTTAAATGCAGCACAAAAAGAACTGACTGCATATACAGACAAATATACAGCTCAGACAAATTATACAGAGTATCTAAAATCATTAGATGATCTGGCCCAACAAGCAAAGATTAAAGCAAGTGATATTCCGAAGTCTGTTGGAGAGGGAATTAAACAAGGTGTTTATGCAAATCCAACATCCGGAAAAGAATTAAAGAGTTTAATCAAATTAGATGATCTGGTTAATTCCGATCAGTTGGCAAAGATGCAAGAACAGGGAATGAAGATCCCACAGTATTTGGCACAAGGTATTTCTGATGGATCCATATCATTTAAGAGTGCTGCAAAACAGATACAGAATGCGATCAATTGGACTGATCTGATTCAAAAAGCAAAGGATGCAGGTGTTAAAGTTCCTGATAATTTAGCACAGGGAATTAGTTCTGGACAATATGCGGTTCCTACGTCTGTGCAGGCAGTAAAAAATCTTGTCACGTTCGAAGATCTGAAAGCTAAGGCACAGCAAGGTGGTATACAGGTACCGGACTATTTAGCAAATGCAATCACATCTGGTAGTGGAAAGCCAAGGGAAGCAGCAGCTACATTGAGTCGTATGATTTCTTTCCAGGAAGCAATAACAAAAGCAGGAATTGATGGGTCTAAGATTCCAACAGAACTTGCAACGAAAGTTGCACAAGGAAAGACGCCAGTTCAAGATGCAATCAAAGAACTAACAAAGATAGACTTATCCGGAGATCAGAATGCATTTGGTCTTACAAAAGCTATTGATAGTACAGCACAAAAGACAAAAAGCCAAGCAACAAAGATAAAAAACAGTTTAAAAATCGGCAAGGTAGATAATTCAGCTGCAGCAAGCTCGTTTGATGCTATTGCAACCAAAACAGGAAAAGCGGCTACCACAGTTAAGAAAAATAGTACGGCGATTAAAAAGGCAAGTAAGATTACTGCTACGAATAATTCAAGTGCCGGAGTTCAATCGTTTAATAGTTATTTATCTTCTTTTTCAAAAGGATCTGGTAAAGCAAAATCAGCCGCAGATAAAATAAGCAAAACAACCGCAACAGGGCTTGCTTCCGGTTCAGGAAAAGCAAAAACAGCCGGCGGAAAGATGACATCGGAATTTTCCAAAGGGATTACATCGAAGTCTGGAACAGCAAAAACAGCCGGTTCAAAAGTATCTAAAGCAGGTTCTTCCGGAGCAAGTGCACAGAAATCTTCTTTTGTATCTGTTGGTAGTAATTTATCTCTTGGATTAGCATCTGGTATCAGATCAAACTCTGGTGCTGTATCATCAGCCGCAAGAGAAGCAGTAAGAACAGCAGTTGCAGCCGCAAAAGCAGAAGGTAAAATTCATTCACCATCCCGTGTCATGGAAAATGACGTAGGAAAATGGATGCCGTTAGGAATGGCAGCAGGTATCAGAAAGTATACGAAGGATGTGGAAGATGCTTCTGGAGAGATGGCTAACGCATCGGTAGAAGCTACAGCAACAGCCTTAGGAATCCATTCTCCATCTCGTGTATATGAAGATGCGATCGGTAAGAATATTCCAAAAGGTGTAGCAAAGGGTGTCAGAGAAGGACAGACAGAACTCAATGCAGAAATGAATCTAGCTGTAAATGAAGCGTTATCTGCAGCTAAGAGTGCATCGAAAAAAGGAAATTATTCCGACATCGGAAACAACCTTGTGTCTGGTATATCCGAAGCACTCAACACGGCCAAGTCAAGATCATCAGAAATTGTACAAGAAATCATTGATCAGCAGACAAGTAAAGTTTCTTCGAAGCACGATACAGCAGAGAAAAATTTTCAAGATAAGATCAGTAAGACAAAAAATAAAAAGAAAAAAGCAAAATTAAAAAAACAGCTGAAAAAGTTAAAGAAGCAGAATGCTGCAGAAGAAAAGCAATTAAAAATTGCGGGAGAAAAAACGGCAGCGGCATACAATGATGCATTTGAGAAAGAAGCTGATCGATTAAATAAGATTGCACAGGAAAAACTACAGGAACTGTCAGATGAATACCAGGAAGCGTATAACAACATCAAGAGTAAGATGGACAGTTTAACTGATAAACAGCAATCTTGGGGAAATATCTATAACCTTGATCAGAATATCATGGATATTGAAAAGTATCAGAAGAACTTGAAGTTGCTAGAAAACAAGATTCCTGAGTCTATGATGGAAAAGATTCTCGGAATGGATATTGATGCAGGAAATGCTTATATGGCATGGTTTCAGCATATGTCAGAAGCTGAACAGCAGGCTTATATTAATAAGTGGAATCAGCAACAGAGCATGTCAAAAACATTTTCTGAAAACTTCTTTGGAGATGATCTTGCAAAACTTCAAGCAAATTATGAATCTGAAATGAAAACAGTCACAGATGATCTGCAGAAAGAGATGAAACAGGCAGGAGTTAATATCGCCAAAGGGTTAACTGCAGGTATGGAAAGCGAAACCAGAAACCTCAGCAAATCCATGAAGAAAATCTGCCAGAATATTATTAAGACGGCCAAAAAGACACTTAAGATTCATTCCCCGTCTCGAGAATTTACAGAGATTGGTTCCTATGATATTCAGGGAGCAATCAAAGGGCATGAAAAAGAAGCTCCAAATCTGTATAAACAAATGGGAACGATTTCTCAGAACATGGCACAGAAATTTGCAAAAGCGAAGTTGAACGTTCAAGATATTCAGTCAAGGATGCAGGATGCGATCAATCTGCAGATGCAGACGATCACAACAAGAATGCAGCCAGTTATGCAAACAGATTCAGCTAATGGATCAGAATCAGTAGTCTATACTGGACCAGAACGAATTGAGGTGCCTGTGATTGTAGATGGTCGAGAGATTACAAGAGTAATCGCTCCTTACATGGACACAGAATTAAGTACAAGAGCAACACGAAAATCAAGAGGAGGTGTATAGTATGCCAGGAACATTAGGAGTCACGATCGGAGAAAAACATACCTTAAAGGATTGGAATCTTGGATGGACTGCGATCACTCTTGGTTTTCCGGAACCAAAAACATATGAACTGGATATTCAAGGAGCAGATGGGACACTGGATATCACTGAAGCGGTTACTGGCGGAGATGTGAAGTACAAGAATCGTAGTCTTTCCTTAGAATTTGAAACTCCGGACGAAGACTTTTTTGAATGGGGATCTATTGTATCGGACATTGCAAATTACCTGGTTGGTAAGAAAATGAAGATCATACTCGATACTGATCCATCTTTTTATTACATTGGCCGACTTACGATTGATGTCGAAAAGACAGATCGTATAAATGGAAAGCTTGTAATGTCCGGAGAAGTTGATCCATATAAGTATGAAGTTGCTTCGTCTCTGGAAGATTGGTTATGGGATGATTTTAATTTTAAAACTGATATTATCCGTGAATATGGAGGCATCAAAGTTTCTGGAAAATACGAGCTAAATATTTATGGAAGAAGAAAGAGAGTGATCCCTGTGATCGAATGTGATACACCGATGCAGGTTACATATAACGGGGCCACTTATGATCTTCCAAAGGGCAAAAGTAAAGTGTTCGATATCTGGTTATCAGAAGGGGATAACCTTTTAACGTTTACAGGAAATGGGACAGTTTCTGTCGATTATCGAGGAGGTAGTTTATAAATGTACAAGATACTATGTGATGGGAAAACACTGCATGATGTCCGCGATCCGGATTATCAGGTATTAACTCCTAAGATATCATTGGAATTAAATAAAACGGGAAATCTTGATTTTGGGATGATGCAAACACATCCGCATGTGAATGATATCAATAAATTAAAATCTCAAATCAATGTTTATGAAGATGATGAGCTGTTATTTTCCGGAAGAAGTTTAACGGATGAAAAAGATTTTCAAAACACAGGGCAGATTTCCTGTGAAGGGGAGCTTGCTTTTTTGTTAGATTCAGTACAACGTGCGCATGATTATGGTACTGAAACAACAGAAATAGGTCAGGCAGATACGAATATTGAAATATTCAAGAGATTGATTGAAGAACATAATGCGCAGGTAGAAGAAGCAAAGCGTTTTACAATTGGAGTAATCGATATAGATAGCGTAACCATTACAAAATTGTCTACGAACTATGAAAAGACATGGGATTTTCTTGGTTCTAATTTTTTAGGTAAATACGACGGCTATCTTCGAGTAAGGCATGAAAACGGAATCAGATATCTTGACTACGTAAAGCAATATGGGAAAGTAAGTAATCAAGTGATCCGTTTTGGAGAGAATCTGCTTGATCTAAAGAAGTATTCGAAGGCAGAAGATATTAAAACAGCAATCATCCCGCTGGGAGCAGTTGTTGATAATAAAAATGTCGATATTAAAGCGGCAAACGGGCACAATGGAACAGATTATATTTATGATCAGAGTGCCGTCAATCTTTACGGTTGGATTTTTGACAAGGTTGATTTTCCGGAAATTTCTGATCCAGACACGCTGCTAGCTGAATCAAAGAAATATTTGCAAAAATGTATTAACCTTGCAATTACGATTGAGTTGACAGCAGTAGATCTGCATATGGTAGATATTGATATTAATTCGATCAGGCTGGGTGATCTGGTTCCTTGCGTATCAACGCAGCATGGAATTATGAGTACGTTTGGAAATCCAGACACTTATTATCTTGTAAGTAAATATGAATTGGATTTAGAGAACCCTGCAAACAATAAGATAACACTAGGCAGAACAATCAGTACATTGACAGACAAACAAGTGCAATCGTCACAAAATCTAGAAACAAAAATAAACGAAGTCCGTACAGAAATGTACAACATATCAGGGAACAACATGGAACCGATTACAAATGAAACACTAGAGGGATTGTTAAATTAAAACAGGAGGGAAAATGGCAGATAAAAATTATCTTGATTCTGATGGGGTCTTATATCTCTGGCAGAAGATTAAAGCAAAGATTACAGATGCGATAAAAAACAAAGTTGATAAAGTAGATGGCAAGGAGCTGTCTACGAATGACTATACAACAGCAGAAAAAACAAAGCTCGCAAGGATCGTGGATGGTGCAAATAAATATGTCCATCCTACATCTTCTGGTAACAAGCATATTCCAAGTGGTGGAAGTTCTGGACAGATTCTAAGATGGGGAGCAGATGGTACAGCTGTTTGGGGCTCTGATAATAATACAACTTATGCAGATGCTACTCAGTCAACACACGGACTTATGAGTACGACAGATAAGAAGAAACTAGATGCATATCCAACATATTCATCTATCCAGAGTACATATGCTACAAAATCAGAAATCACAAACATGTACAAGTATTGCGGTTCTGCCATATCTGCAGACAAATTGCCGACAACAGGACAACGTGTTGGCGATGTTTATAACATCGAAACTGCTAGTACATACGGCGGTGCTGGTATGAATGTAGCATGGAATGGCAGTGCATGGGATCCATTAGGCGAAATTTTTAGTATATCAACGATCACAAATACCTGGATGGATACAAATCTTACATAAAGGCAGGTGCTTGATATGGCAAATTACTTAGATGAAACAGGATTGTTAAAACTTTGGAGTAAGATTAAATCTTACGCAGCAAAGCAGATAGATATGAATAAAGCAATCGTAAACATATCCGCTAGTGGTACAACATTAACTGTCACAAAAGCAGATGGAACAACAAAATATGTAACAGCGGAGCTTGTAAAAGGACAGATGATTTATTGCTGCAGTAACAGCGAAGATCAGATTTATTGCTGTTAAATGAAAGGAGATAAAAATGGCATACACAAAGAAAACATGGGTAAAAGGAAGCACACCGCTTAGTGCGGAAAATTTTAATCATATGGAGCAAGGGATTGATGATGCGCACAGCTCAATTGCGCAGCTAAATTCTGAAAGAGCATTTTTATCAAAAGTATTTTCTGGAACAAGCAACAAAATGATTTACTGGCAAAGATGTCAGTCTGAAATTGCAAAAGCATTAGGCATGCAAATATCAGACATAAATAACGAAAAGTTATATATAGCAGCTTGCAACGGTGATTGGAATGCGTATCAAGGTCTGGTAACAGGTGCTGCTTTACAATGGGATAATACAAATTTAAATATAAACATAGGATTATCCAGTGATACAAACGGTGTTGTTAGGATTAATTTTATGATTTATCGTAAATTAAATTAATCTATATCATATACTATGGAGGTATATACACATGTTGAGTACACTGTAGGAAAATATATTGTTATATCACCATTTGTGTCAATTTTAACAGCACCAATATTATTAAAATTAACATCATCATCGGTATAGCAAGCCGATCCGCATTTTATTTTAGGTCTAAAACCTTTTGGAACAAAAAAACAAGTTGTAATCCCAACACTAGGAGAATTGCAATGGAAATATCCATTTATATATACTTTTCCATTATGTTTATAACTGTTTCCGGTGAATGCATATTTTGAATCTATGCTAGTAATTGTAAATTCTATTCTGTTATTTAAGTCAGAATTTAG